GGAGGCGTTCCTGCAGCTCGTGGAGGACATGGAGGGGCAGCACGCGGGCGTCGCGAACGCCTACCGGACGCTGTACCTGACGGCCGGGGCCGACGCGACGGTGATCGGCTCGAACCTGGCCGAGCTGGACCTCAAGGGCGTGCAGGGCACGAACGAGACGCGGCTGTCGGTGCTGTCGCGGGTGCCGGCGGCGCTGCTGGGCATCTCGGAGGGCCTGGCCGGCTCATCGCTGAACGCGGGGAACTTCGGGATGGCGCGGCGGATCTTCGCCGACTCGTGGGTGTACCCGTCGCTGCAGGACCTGGCGAGCTCGCTGGCCCCGGTGGTGAAGGTCCCGGCTGACGCGGAGCTGTGGTTCGACACCGCGGACATGCCGATCCTGCGGGAGGACGCGAAGGACGCCGCGGACATCGAGGCGGTGAAGGCCACGACCATCACTGGCTATGTCAAAGAGGGCTTCACCCCGGAATCGGCGATCGCTGCGGTCCGCGGGCAGGACGTGACCCTGCTGCGGCACACCGGCTTGGTAAGCGTCCAGCTTCAGCCGCCGGGGTCGGTGCTGCCGGGCACGGCCCCCGCGGCGCTGCCGCCGGGCAGCGCGGCAGCGCCCGGCAAGCCCGCGGCGCCGAAGCCGGCCCCGGTCGCGGCGCCGGCAGCCAACGGCACGGGAGGGACAGGCAAATGACTGACGCAGGCGAGCTTCCGCGCGCGGCCGGCAATCCGGACCTGGACGTGGTCCGCTCCGGCATCGGCATGGAGCTGCGGTCCGTCGACGGGTCGCTGGGGCTGCTCGCCGGCCGGTTCAGCGAGTTCGGCCGCTGGTACCAGGTGTCGTCCATGTGGGAGGGCGATTTCATGGAGCAGGTCGCCTCCGGCGCGACGGCGGACACGATCGCCGCTGACCGGGACTCGATGCGGGTGCTGTTCGATCACGGCATGGATTACCAGATCGGCAACAAGGTCCTCGGCCCGATCGACGTGCTGGAGGAGAAGTCCGACGGCCCGCACTATGAGGTGCCGCTGTTCGACACGAGCTACAACCGGGACCTGCTGCCGGGCCTGAAGGCGGGCGTGTACGGGGCGTCGATGCGGATGCGGGTCACGGCCGACTCGTGGGATGACGAGCCGGCGAAGTCGAAGGCGAACCCGGACGGCATCCCGGAGCGGACGATCACCCGGATGAAGGTGCTGGAGTTCGGGCCGGTGACGTTCCCGGCTAACAGCGGGGCCACGGCCGGGGTCCGGTCGGCCGGAGTGCGGTCGGGGACCGACGAGTTCTACCACCGGATGCAGGCGGTGGACGCCCCCGCGTTCGAGGACGCGGTGCGGGCGGCCGGCCTGTCACTAGAGGACTTCACCGGGCGGGACGGCGCGCGGAGCGCCCCCGGCGGTGACCGCAAGGACGCGCAGCCAGGCAACGGCGGGCCGTCACCTGTCAACAAGGCGGCCCGTGACCGGGCCTGGCGCATGAGGAGACACCTGAATGCCTGACACTGAGCTGCACGAAGAGCGGTTCATGCCCGAGAGCATGGACGACCTGCGGGGCCGCACCCCCGAGGAGCTGCGGTCGATGCTGGAGGTGCTGGACGCGCACCTGCGGAGCCTGCACCAGTCCGACGAGGGCGAGCTGCGTGACCTGTCCGACGAGGAGGAGTCCGCGTTCAACCTGGGGATGCAGATCCGGACCGAGATCATGGACCGGCTCGACAAGCACGTCAAGATCTCCGAGGTGTTCCGCCGGCGCCCGCAGGCCGTCCAGCAGGCCATGGCGAACCTGCGTTACGGCCTGGATGACCCGGCCGGGGACACCCGGCGGCTGACGAACCCCGAGGCGCGGGACCGGGCGCTGCGCGTCCTGGACTCCCGCGACGCCAGCGAGCTGTCCGACGCCGCGAAGACGCAGGTGGAGAAGCAGCTGCGCCGCGACACGGTCACCGCCCGGCGGATCCTGGTGACCGAGAACGAGGACTACCGGTCGGCGTTCCTCAAGCTCGTCACCGACCCGCACCCGGTCCTGTCGGCCGAGGAGAACCGGGCCGTCCAGGCGTGGTATGAGTTCCGTGCCCTGGGCGACTGGACGACCACGGCGGGCGGTTTCGGGATCCCGGTGTTCATCGACCCGTCGATCATCCTGACGGCGCAGGAGTCGGGTAACCCGTTCCTGGCCATCGCCAAGCAGGTCACGGTGAACACCAACCAGTGGAAGGGCGTGTCGTCGGCTGGCGTGACGTGGGCGTTCCAGACTGAGGCCGCCCCGGTGACGGACAACTCGCCGACGCTGGCGCAGCCCGCGGTGCTGGTGCACATGGCCCGCGGGTTCATCCCCTACTCGATCGAGGTCGGGATGGACTACCCGGGGTTCGCCTCCGAGATGTCCACGCTGCTGGCCCAGGGCTACGACGAGCTGCTGGTCAACAAGTTCACCATCGGGTCGGGGACGGGCGAGCCGAAGGGCATCCTGACGGCGATCAGCGCGGTGGCCGGGGACCGGGTGAAGGTCACGGTCGGCGGGTCGATCACCGCGCCGGACCCGTACGCGGTGTGGAAGGCGCTGCCGCAGAAGTACCGGCGGAACGCCTCCTGGCTGATGAGCGTGGGCGTGAACAACGCGATCCGGCAGATCGGCGCGGCGAACGTGTTCCACGGCTACACCGTGAACCTGCCCGAGGGCTGGGCCGACCAGCTGTTCAACCGGCCCGTCTACGAGTCGGCGTACATGCCCGACACCACCACGTGGACGACGACCGCTGAGGGGCAGGCCATCGTCGGCGACTTCCAGAACTTCGTCGTCGCGAGGAATGGCGGGATGAGCGTGGAATTGGTTCCTCAGCTTTTCCAGCAAGTGGTCGCTGGCACAGGCCCGGCTGTTCCAACAGGTCAAAGGGGCTGGTTCGCATATGCGAGGATAGGATCCGACTCTAGCAATACGGCGGGCTTTAGGCTCCTGGTCGCCAATTCATAATGGTGACCTGTTAGAATAGAGATGCCGGGGAGATAGCGCTCCCCGGCATCAGCCAGAACACCTTTCAGGGAGGTGCCTGACATGGCAGACCTTACTTGCTCAGCCAGTGAATGCCCGGGGAGAGTCGTTGCCCGGGGCCTGTGCGGCAAGCACTACCAGCGCATGGCCAAGCTCGGCGATCTTGCCGGGCTGTCGCTCACCGCTTGCGCTTACTGCGGCAAGCAGTTCCGGCCCAGGCGCAGGGACCAGCAGTACTGCAGCCGTCCCTGCAAGGTCACGGCGGGCATCGGGCGGCGCCCGAAGCGGCCCCTGCGCGGCGAGCCTGCGTGCCGGTTCTGCGGGGTGGCCTTCGCTGAGCAGGACCAGCGCCGTGGCCGGATCCACTGCGGGCAGGATGAATGCCGGCGGACCTATCACCGGGCGCTACATGAGGCGAGGCGTGAGCGGGAGCTCGCAGGCCGGCCGCCGCAGTACTGCGCGGAGTGCGGGACGCCGTTCACGGCTGCGCATCCGAACAGGCGGTACTGCTCGCCGGACTGCAAGCGGGTAGCGCTGCTCCGCCGCCGCCGTGACAGCGAGTACCAGCCCGCGCCGAAGGTATGCGTGCAATGCGGCGGGTCCGTGCCCTACAAGAGCGGCAAGAAGCGATTCTGCAGCGAGGACTGCCGCAGGATCTTCGTAGCCAGGGACGCCCGCTGGAAGACCAAGGGCCTGACGCCGGATCACGGCATGGCCGAGGTATGCGGGCTGTGCGGCACCGATCAGCGGCTCGACATCGACCACGATCACCTGTGCTGCCCCGGCCAGCGCTCATGCGGCAAGTGCGTCCGGGGTTTCCTGTGCAGGCCATGCAATGTCGGGCTGGGCATGTTCGGTGATGACCCCGCGCGACTCCGGACTGCTGCTGAGTACATCGAGCGTCATCGAGCACTAAGGGAGACCAGTGTCCACATTCGAGGTTGACGCGCAGGTTGATTCTTCCTACGAGGTCGTGACCTCGTCGGTGACGGTTCTCGCTGCGGGCAGTTCCCGTCAGGAATTTCGCCTCACGGCACCGACGGGTAAGCGGCCAATGGCAGGCGGCTGCGACGATCCGCGAAACGCCGGTTTCGGCGATTACCCGGATGGCGCCGACTGGGTGTTCGCGTTCTACCCGGTCAGCCCTGATCGCACGGTCAATCTCTACCTCGTCTGCGCCGCTATCTAAGGGGAGTTGTCATGGCTGACCAGAAGCCCGCAGAGAAGCCCGCCCCGCCCGGCCAGCAGCCGAAGGCCCAGCAGCCGAAGGCCGGGGAGCCGAAGAAGGCGGAGCCGGAGAAGGCGCCGCTGGGCAGTGCGGGCGCGTCGAGTAACCCGCTGGTGCACCAGCTGCTGGCCGAGCGGAACATCGCGGCCAGCGACGGCGTGGACGACAAGGCCGCCATCAGGGCCATCGACGCGAAGCTCGCCGATCTCGGCGTCAGCGTCGAGGCGTGAAGTCGTGGCGGGCCCGGTCCTTCCCGGGTGCCGGGCCCGTCACATCAGCCTGGGAGAAGATCAATGGATGTCGTGTACGTGAAGTACGACGCCTTCGTGGCCGCCTGCCACCGCGCCGTCCGCATGGGCGAGCACTACCCCGCTGATGACCCGGTGGTGAAGGCGATGCCGGACGCGTTCACGGCGGATCCCCGCTACGGCCTCCAGTGGACGGGGGCGCCCCCGCCGGAGATGGCGGAGGCCCCGGCGGAGGAGCCGGTGGAGCAGGCGACCGCCGGGCCGGGCGAGAAGCGGAACGCGCGCCGGGCGGGCGGCGCGTGAACGCCATCCTGCCGGCCCGGCTGCTCGCGTCGGTGATTCACGCGGTCGCGTCGGAGTACCGGAAGCTGGACGCCCCGCCGCCAGCGGAGCCGGC